CTCAATGAATAATAATAAGGTTTTCCACTTACTTTTTCAATATTTTCAGCATTACAAAATTCTCTCAATGTTGTACTAATTGCTTTACTATCACTACATGAACTTTTAAGTCCAGCTCTTAAATCTGCATCTGCTTTAGTTTCATCTGCGAAAAATATTCCATAAAATACCGACATTAAAACAATCAAGGTTACTAAAGGATTGATTTTTCCATCTACTATAAAAGAATGTGCAGATAAACCAATTTGTGCGCCAGTTATAAATACAAAACACAACATAAATAGGAAAATAAATACAAAACATAATCGTTTATATTTACGAACTTCTAATAATTTGAAAATCATAGGATATAAACTAGTGTAAATATATTGACAATAAAATACAGGACCACGAGTATCTTTTAAAAAGAAATCCAAGAATTCATGTAGATATTCTCCAAAATAAACTCCATATTTTGGTACATATGCCGTATGTCTACAATCCCATTTATACATAAAAATAAAATAATAGATATTAATTGTCATGATATATGCAACAATAATCAATATCATTTGATCGAAAAACGATTGCATCAATGAAATATCATTTGTTTTATTCTTCTGATCGACTGTAGTATTTTCATAATTCCCCGTTTTTTCTATTAATACTGCAAATATATTAGTGTAGAATTTACTCGACAAAAAATTACAAGGTAAACTCCAAAATTTCAAATTCATTAAATCTATATCATTTGTAGGAGGAGCATTTTGATCTTTTTTTGTACTAGACAGACCTTCTTGTTTTGGAAACAAATATTGATACGTTTTTATAATCCAATTTTCCTCCTCTTCCTCTTCTTTTTCTTTATTTTTTTCTTCTTCTATAACCTCTTCATTTACTACAGAATTAAATGGTATATAATTGGAGGATGATGAATGATGATAAGATAAATTTTGTAGTTTTGGAGGAGGAAGAGGGGTTACAATTGTATTTGAAATATCCGATATTTTTTCAGAAGAAATTATATCATAAATCGTTGGAATAACTGCAATATTTTGATAATTATATACCAATGCTTGGTTTTGTTTTTTTTTCCGATTTTTTTTAATTTTATTCATTTTTTGTCGAATTTTTTCCAATTCAAATTCAGTATTATCCATTCTTATATTTCTACCACACAAAAAAAACAGTATATTTAACGTCGAATAATATCGTTTCTATCTCGCATACATCATTCCACAATTACCTCCAATAAATGATAATATATTATATCTCTCTTCAAACAATACCAAATTATAATTATATTCATACAATTGCCAATTCGATTTAGTCGTACCAATTGCTCCACCATTTCCATCACAAATTACTTGAAATGATGATTGTGCAGCACTTACTTGTGGTACATAGGTTGTGAATTCTAATTCGACATTTTTGAATTTCCCTAAATTCAATGCACCAGACGGTTGATAAGTAAATGGATTTGTATCTAAACAAAAATTATAACAATATAATCCTTCGGATGCAAATCCATTTGTACGTGTATATTTTTCAATATAATCATATACTGGTCGAGTTAATGTATTTTCACGATATTTTCCATCTAATAATACTGCCATAGATGACATTATTTCTTTTTGATTATCTGTACTGTAATTTCCAGTAATAAATAATCCACTATTGGTTCCATTTGGATTTAAATATGGTCCAAGATTTGCAATAATTAAATTCGGATCATTTGATTTTTGTGGTGCGATTTGTACATCAGAAGGTAAATTACGATAAGGCCAATTTGTATAATTAGTCCATTCATTGCGCATATATACATCGTTTCGTTGAAAATACCACATCCAACTCGATACCATACCATTCGATGTAAGGGAAACGGTTTTACTTCCTGTAACATTATCGAAATTATATTGAAATACTTCTTTTATTAAATATATCTGATCGTTTTTAGCAAATAATTTCGCTTCGTCTTTTGATAAAAATGCATATGTCGTCATTAAATGAATATCTGCATTCCAATTTGAAATCATATTGGTATAATTTCCAGCTTCTACAGATGTATTTACAGCAGGTGGACTTTGTAAAAAACGATACATTTGAAATCTAGATTGATTGAAATCAGGTTGAATGTATGGGAAATAATTCACATGATCAAATACATCACGAACTTGGAATAATTCTTGTATAGGTCGGAAAGTTACATTGATTTCGACTTCATTATATTGTAAAGAAATCAAAGGAAGTGCACATCTACTATCTAATGTAAACCAAGTATTTAATGGAATATATAATTGTCTTCCACGTATAGATGGTTCAGTACCTGTGGTTGTAGTATCTGTATCGAAATAAGCACTTGGATATGTATTTGTTCTCCCAAATGCATTCGCAGGAGAATATAATTCAGGAATATTCCCACTCATACGATTAAATAATTCTTTTTTTTCTGTAGTAAAATCCCGTTCTACGATTGCCGCTAAATAATCTCCCGAATATTTTGCTAATATAAAGGAACCACATTGTACAACGATTTCTTTTATCATGGATGTTCCCAAATTCTTTATCCATTGAAAATCATAAGAAGACCACAAAAAATTCGTATCCTTTGTAGGCGAATAAATTGGGCTCCAAATATCTGGTAAAGTTATTCCAATATAAGTATCCATTAATAATTCCGCATATCTAGGTACTTTAAAGGTGAAAGTAGATGGTTCAGTTAATCTCAAATCTCTCGATCCATTGAAATCTAGTCTGAATTTTTGTAGTCCGAAATTCGTATATTTTGAATAAGTTACTCTGAAAAACGTTTTAGACGGATTTCCAGTTAAGAAAATATTGGCGTTTCCTTGTGCTATAATATTCAATAATCCTCCTGCCATTTATTATATTCAATTATAAAAAATTATTGTATGTTATTATTATATATTTTTCTACGGATATATACTATACAATGCATATTTACAAAAAAATATTAGTTGTTGGCATTATTATTATCTTCTCTCATTTACTATACAAATTAATACAAACCCGTAGAAAAATAATGGTAAAAAAACTGGAACCTTTTACTCCAAATACGATATCTCTACAAAATACTTATCCAACTACCTTAACATTACGTAATTATTGTATTAAATCTTCATTAAATAGTGCATATAATGGTAGTAAATATTCGATTGATTGTGATCCATCTAATCCAAATAATATTTTAAAGACGGTTTTAAATCGTGGTGTTCGTTTTTTAGATTTTGAAATATATTCACAAGGAGGTTTGCCAATTGTAGGTTATTCTGCAACATATGATCCTACAAGTACTCAAAATGATGCAACGAATAAACCAAGTGATAACTTTATTCAATTAAATAATGTATTTCAACATATTTTATCAGCTAAACCAACTACCATTACAGATCCATTATTTATTCAATTACGTATTAAAACTCAGAAAACAGAATTATATCAAATAATTGTGAATTATATTAACCAATTATTTAAAGGGGCATTATATTCTGGTAAAATAACGGGAGAAACCGTATTATCAGATATCGTCAACAAAATTATTATTGTAGTAGATATTCAACGATCCAATGCTAGTTATAATAATTCAGTTTTACAAAATAGTGGTTTAGTTAATTTAGAAACTAGGAATAATATTAATGTATTTACTACAAAAAAATTAATAGAAAGTAATGTAAATCGTATTAATATCAATAACGATGGAGTTACAATTACATCGAATGAAAAACCACCAGTTTGGACATTATCATATCCTGATATTCTAGATACAAAAAATCCAGATATTTATACTTTAATGAACCAACAATGTCCGAATATTATTCAATGTAGATTTGATTTTGATGATCCTAATCTAGCATTATATGAAACTATATTCAAAAACCAAGCGTTTGTACCATTAGGAAGTGCATATACGATTGCATCGAAATGGACGCCTCCTTAAAAAAAGATTTAGTATGTTTCTTTTTTATAAGTATTATATAAAAAAGAAATATGAGTATAACCACTACTCGACGAAATAATAAAACGTATCCGCAACACCATCGCAGAAAAACATATAAGAAACCATTAAACTGTCATCCTTCCTTATATTATAAAAATAAACATAAAAAAATATTAAATCATTCTTGTTTTACGTCTGAAGCATTAGAATTATTGAAAAAAACATACAATGATAAAAATCCAGGAAATCCTATTTTATCGAATAATCCAAAAGAAATATGGGATCATTTACATCAGAAAATTCCACAATGTAATCAAGAAACTTGTTGGATACAAAATATTCCAGATATTAATCTACAAAATAAACTAAAAAAAGAATTATTCACGCCTCTTCAACCATCCGATTGGAAAAAAAACAAAAATGGATGGTTATCTAACTATAATATTGATGCAGTATTGAAACAATATGAAAATGCTTATTATGATGAAAAAACGGGAATTAAACACTTTATTTCTTTAGGACCAACTCCTATTGATTTTGATACAAAAACCATATATGGACGATGTGTGAATGAAGATATTTGTAAATTATCTTTATCGAATGAATATAATAAAGGTGTGCGTAAAATTGGAATTATTTATAATTTAGATAATCATCGTGGAATAGGAACTCATTGGGTGTCGATGTTTATTGATATGACTGAAAATACAAAAGAAAAACCTTTTATTTTTTATTTTAATAGTAATTCTGGACGAATGCCGAAACAAATCAAAAATTTAGTCGATCGATTACAAAAACAATGGATTGATTTTAAAGGATATAAATTTGAAATATATAAAAACACGCAAATTCAACATCAACGTACAGATTCTGAATGTGGAATGTATTCATTATTTTTTGTAATAACTTGTTTAACTCGTAAAATAGATTACTCTGAACGATTGGTGGAAGAAGGACACATTGCTGGTGGTGGTGGAAAAATACTTACTATTTCTAATTTAGTAGATTTATTTACACGAAAACATAGAATTGATGATAATTATATTGAGAAATTTCGAGAGATTTTTTTTACTAAATCGTAGATAATACTTCTACAAAATAAGTAAAGGTATAAAATATAATTCCAAATAAAATAC